ACCCCCGATCACGGGACGGGTACATGACGTGTATGCTCAGGATCTGTGATTCGTAAAACGAATCTGACGGAAGAGCATACACCTGGTAGGACCCAAGGACTTTAACTTTTATAAAATCATAATACATGGGGGCCACTCAGATGCTTTAAGGTTATTTAATAAATAAGAAAGGAATATATGACAGTTGTCATCCACTATACATTGCTTCGAGTGGAAGCAAAGGTGGAATAACTTTAATGGAGCGTACTCAGTACGCGTAATAAGAAAGACCTGTTCACACTACTTTAACAGGTCTATAAAAGGAGCTCTGAAGCAATTGAATTTCATAATTCAATTGTTTTTCTCTCTCTAGAACTGGGTTCTCTCTCCTCATTTAAGCTCCGTCATTGGGTTATCAATGGATGAAGGAAGCTACTATGGCGGATATACAGAAGGAGCAGAAGATAACAGGAAGAAGGTTTTATATACAATTGGTATTATTTTATTATGTGTTATAAGCATAACTGTTATCTGGGTTTGTATTATGATTACATGTAGTATCCCCCGTTATTTCAAAAGGACAATGGATAATTGGATGGACTCTTCATCATTAATGAAGAGAAAACTGGCATCAAGGATGACAGGTACTCCTTTTGGAGAAACAGGACCTGAAAGGGAAAGAAGATGGCATTCAAGACAGCCTCCAGTGGATAACACCAACGCAGAACTGGGAAGACCAGGCGTAACAGGCACAACGTTTAGTTGAGATAGTTAATGGTGTTATTATAACACATACTTGTGTAAGGATTATAGACGTGTAAACAAATATTATTAATGAATATTATTCCCATGGGGGTATTGTTATTGTTTTCATCTACTCTGCGAAGCCATATGAAGAAGAAATATGTTGGGCTTGGCTCAATAAGAAGCAAAGCCCATTGATACATCACGTGAGTGACGCGTGATGTATCCGGGATGACGTGATCGGGGTCTAGTATT